CGGCACCGTCGCGCTCTATGCGGGCGGCATCCGTCTCGCACCGGGCATCGGCAACGACTACACCATCATCGGCCTCGCGATCACCACGGCCCAAAGCTACACCGCCGGGTCTTTGCTTGCCGATTACACGCCCTTTTTCAATCCTTCCCCCTCCGTAGTCGGCCTCGACGTTCTTTCCCCATTCGCTCTCACCACCCTTCAGCGCGTCAAAGACTTGCTGTTCGACCCAAGCCTCACCATCACCCTTTCGAGCGCAACCCTCACTCAGAATTCCACCAGCGTCACCGGTTTCACCACGCAGACCGGAAAGACCATACGCGTCGGTCAACTCATCAGCGGCACTGGCATTCCCGCAGGTACCACCGTTGCAGCAGTCGTCAGCTCATCGCAAATCACGCTTTCCCAAGCAGCCACTGCATCCAACACGGGCCAGACCCTCTACATCATCGACCAGCCTACCGCCTTCGACAACGTGCTCATTCGCCTCATCAACTGGGCCACCAACTACATCAATAACGAATGCGGCCGCCCCAACGGTTTCATCCAGCAGACCTACGTCAATGACACATATTCCATCGACAACCCGCGTCAGAGCTTCTTGCTCTTGCGAAATACGCCCGTCTTTTCGCTCACCAGCCTGCAATGGCGCGCCGGTACACCTACCAACCCGAATTGGACCGCATTCATACCCGACCAGTTCGAGCTGGTAGACCCGCGCACCGACCCAATCTCCGGCGTCACCTGGTACCCCTCCGGCCAGGTGCGCGTGTACGGCGTCCTCCCCCGCATCTACAGCAACATGATCCGCGCAACCTACGTCGCCGGCTATCCCGTCAACTGGGCAAATCCCGAAGACCACAACACGCACTGGCTCCCCGGCGACCTCACGAACCTCTGTGAAAATCTTGTCGTCCGCCGCTTCAAGCGCCGCGACCTCGGCGGCAAAAGCAGCCGCGCGCTCGAGGGCGCAACCGAAACCTGGCGCAACGCGCTGGACGCCGAGGACCTCGACGTGCTCGGTCAATACCGCCAGCTCAATTTCTAACTATGGATTTCACCGTACGGATACAAAACCTCGATCAGCTCATCGCAGCGCTACGGCAGGCCCCCTCCATCGCCGCCCCGATCCTCCAACGCGCCCTCGCCGCCTCGCAGGCCATTCTCGCGAAATACACCGTCAAGGGCATCGTCCCCTGGCGTACCGGCTTCCTCACCCAGAGCTTTCGCGCTGAGCTGACGACCGGCATGCTCCGCTGGTTTCCGACCGCGAGCTATGCGCCCTTCGTCGAATTCGGCACCAAACCGCACACGATCCTGCCCAAGAACGCCGAAGCCCTCTACTGGCCCGGCGCCGACCACCCCGTGAAGCGCGTGAACCACCCCGGCACGAAGCCCAATGCGTTCATGGAGCGCATCGTCGCTGCGGCCCAGCCGGACATAAACACCACGTTCGCTACGGCCCTGTCGCAAATTACCGCAGCTATCGCCGCTCAAGCCCAATGACCTATGTCCACCCAACTCGCCAAGCCGATTAAGCAGCAAATTTTGGTAAACCTCCAGGCCCTTGTCTCCGCCGGCGCCATCAATTCATTCATCGCGCTCGATCAAAGCCCGAACCCGTGGTCGATAGAGCCGACCGGCGGCTATCCGTTCGCCATCGTCGCCATGCCCCGCATCGGCTCGGACTTCGAAGACCAGGCCAATAATCTTCGCACCTACCGCTTCGATATCCTTTTCGTGCTCGATCCCGCAACGCTCCCGCACCCTGACACGGACGTAGAGGACTTGATCGACGCCGTGCTCAACCAGTTCGACACCCACTTCACTCTCGCCGGCGCCGCTCAAGCCGCTGTTTTGCCCGCAACCATTCAAGGCGTTCCCGTATCCACAGGCGACAAAACGCTTCTTGCCCTCGTGGTAACATTAGAAGCGAGGACCCTCTACACAACAGGAACATGAGCATAGACCAATCGCCGCAAAACAAAATGATGACCGCGCCACCGGGCAAAAAGGTGTTCACCTTCCCCGGCGACGGTATCTGGCACCCCGAGCGTATCGAGGCGGAAACCCGCGAAGCGGCCGAGGCGATCTATCACACGATCAAAAAGCTCATCTCAGGCTCGCCAGCCGGTACGTCCACGACCCCGGACGTACCGCCTAGCGCACCCGAGCAATCCACACCCTCCATCGACGCGAACAAGGAAATTACAGGCTAAAATGAACTAACCATCCTTTATGTCAGCTAAGATAATCGGCAGGCAATTTTGGACCGGCTTTGCAAAAGAAACCACCCGCGGCACCGCTGTTACAACTCCCGCATTTTGGCTTCCCTTCACCGACCTCACCATCGACGAAAAACAGGAAGGCGCGTTCGACCAGCAGGCCTATGGCCTCATTGAAGACGCCATAAGTCGCACCAAGACCAAAGAGTGGATGGAGGGCTCCGTCGTCGGCAACATCGGCGACGCCAGCTTCGGCCTCCTACTCTACGCCACGCTCGGCACACTGACGAGCCACAGCGCGCACGCCGGCGAAAGCACCGTCTACGACAATATCTTCAACGTCGCCGAGAGCACACAGCACCAGTCGCTCACCTTCGCCGTCCATGATCCGGCCGCCGGCCAGGATTACACCTACGCCAACAGCGTCGTTTCGAAGCTCGAATTGAATTTCGCGCTCAAGCAATTCTTGCAGTTTACCGCCACCATCATGGGTAACAAAGGCGCCACGCAAAGCGCCTACTCACCTTCCATCACCGCCGAAAACCACTTCCTGCCGCAGTACATCACCTTCACGAGCGGCGGCACGACCATCAAGGTCAAGGGCGGCAAAATCACCATCACCACCAATGTCGAAGCGCAGGAGGTCATCGGCTCGACCGCCCCGGCCGACTTCCTCAACAAGGAATTCACCGTCGAAGGCCAGATCGAAGCCATCTGGCAGAACGAGAGCGACTTTAAGACTCCGTTCATCGCCAACACGTTCAAGGATTTCAAATTCGACATCAAGAATACCGACGTCACCATCGGCTCCGCTGCAAGCCCGGAACTCATCCTTGAAATGCCGCAGTGCTACATCACCGAACTCGGCAGGCCCATTAAGGTCAAGGACCTGGTCTATCAAACCATCAAGTTCCGCGCCACCTATTCGACCGGCAGCGCCTACATGCTGAAAGCGACGCTCACGAACACGCAAACCGGTTACTAGCCATTATCATCTAACGCTCACGCACTATGAGTGATCGTCAAACCTTCGAGTTCACCACTCCCGCCGGACACAAGGTCGTTCTCAATACCTACCTCACCGGCCGCGAAGCGCAGGAATTGAAAAGCGTCATGTTCTCCTCGCTCAAAATGAGCATGGACGACGTGCAAACCGCTAAGGTCGGACTTGCCGACGTACCGACCGCGTTTCTTGTCGAACAAGAGAAGAAAGCCCTCGGCTACCTTGTCGTGTCCATCGACGGAGATCCCGCCGACCCCGTTGCAAAGCTCCTCGACCTTCCGTCCAGCGAATACGAAGCCGTCGTGAAGGAGATCAACAAGATCACAAACCCTACGACGCCGGAGAAGTAGAGGCCGCGTGGCGCCGCTACTTTTCGCTCGGCGTCGTCGAATGGGAAATACAGCTCATCGCCGCGCTCTGTAGAGAGATGGGCTGGACCTACGAACAGTACCTCGCGCAACCCGCATGGTTCTCTTTCATGCTCTTGCAGATGTTGAGGGCCGAATCGGAGCACGCAAAAAGCAGGTTACAATGAGCGCATGGGAGGCTCCAGCGCCCAGCTTTCAATAATTCTTTCCCTCATCGACAATGCTTCATCCGCGCTTGCCGGAGTGAGCGAAAACACCCGCCAACACCTTCAGAGCATCCAGAGCAGTGCAGACGAGGTCCGGAACACCTTCGGCCTCCTCGGAACGGCAATCATCGGTGGGCTGGGTGTCCTTGTCGCTAGCGCCGCCAACGTCGACACGGCCCAAAGCCAGCTCAACACCGCAGTCAAAGCCGGCATCAATGCCGCAAACCAGGATACCGGCTCGACCAGCGTCCTTTCGAAGGAGAAAGCCAACCTTCAGGAACAGCTCGCCGGCGTGAACGCCAAACTCGCCGAATACGAAATCAAGCTCAACAGCGGGAAGGCGGCAAGCGGCGGCTATGCCGTTACCATCGCCACGCTTGAGACGAAAGCCGCCGGGCTCAAAGAGCAACTTGATCAAGTGACAGCGTCGATGTCGCTGCAAGGCGCGCAGTCCTCCACGCTTGTCAGCCAGTTTATGCAAGCGGCCGAAGCAAATACCAATCTCGGCTTCTCGATGACCGACAGCATCACCGCATACGCACAACTCTTCCGGGCGACCGATAGCGTGAGCCAGAGCCTCAAGGAAGGGCAGATCGCAATGGATTTAGCGCGCGCTAGCAACGGCCAGCTCGACTTCGCAGCGGCCGCAAAGCAGGTCGAACTCGCCATGGAAGGCAACGGTCGTGCACTGAAGCAATACGGCATCGTGCTCAAGGACGGCCTCTCACCCGGCGAAGCACTTGCCGAATTGCAGCAGAAACTCGCCGGGACGGCCCAAGACTACGTCAACACCCCCTGGGGCCAGCTGGACGTTGCGAAGGCCAAAACCGACCAACTCTCCGAATCCCTCGGTAACGGCCTCATCCCCGCGCTTATGAACGCCCTCGCAACCCTCACACCCCTTATCGTGAAGATAACCGACTGGGTCAACGAGCACCCCAAGCTCACCGCCGGCATTCTCATGGTCGTCGGCGTCGTTGGTTTGCTATCGCTCGGCATTTCCGCCATCGCCGGCATCATCTCCGCCGGCATATCCGTCTTCCTCGCTCTCTCGACTGTTTTGGAAGTCGTGGGCGCAGCAGTCGCCCTTGTCAGCCTTCCCATGCTCATCTGGATCGGCGTTATCGCGCTCGTAATCGCCGCCGTCGCGCTCCTTGCCTACGAAATCTACACGCACTGGAGCGACATCAAGAACTGGACCACCGACCTTATGTCCCACGTCTCCAGAACGTGGAGCGACACCTGGACGGCCGTCGCTACGTTCTTCAGGTCAATGTGGACTACGCTCAAAGGCGACATTCAAGCCGCCATCTCTTTCATCGAATCCCTGCTCAACGGCCTGTTTAGCGTCGTTTCTAGCATCACCAGCAAAGTCATGGCTCCCATCCAGGCGGTCACCAGCGCCGTATCCGGCATAGTCAGCGGCATCGCCAGCACCGCGAGCAGCTTCCTATCCGTCCCGCGCTTCGCCTCCGGCGGTATCGTGACCAGCCCCACCTACGCCCTGATCGGCGAAGCAGGCCCCGAAGCCGTCATCCCGCTCTCCGCGTTCAGCGGCGGCATGTCCCTTGCCGGCGCCGGCGGCGGCTCGGGCGGCGGCATAAACATCTACATCCAAGGCGGCAATTACCTCGATTCCGGCGGCGCCACCATGATCGCCGACGCCATCGGCAAGCAGATTTTGCGCCAGCTCCGCCTCAAGAATTTTGCCTAACGT